GGGGAAATGTCACGCAACCCCACCTGCTGCCGGCGCACGATCGGGGCACCCGACTCAAGCAGCGCCTCGAGTGCAGAAGTCGCCTCACCAAAGGTCTCGACCTCGAGCGGCCGATCAGGCAGCGCCGTCACGTCGTACCGCACAACCGGTGACCTGCGGCCGCTGACCACAAAGAAGGCTCGGCGAGTACGGAAAGTCTTTGGATCCGTGAACGTCGCAACCTCAACAGGCACGACAGTGTTGCCGTCCAACGACTGGAACACACACGCCGCGGCGTCATAGTCGATCGTGATCGGGACCGTCTCATAAATGACATCGCCGATGACGAGGCGATACACCACCTCACCACCCCACGGCACCCGCGAATCAACCAACACCAACTGCTCACCGTCAGACGTCCCCACCCCACCCTGCACCAGCCACGAATGCAGCCCAGTGATCCCCACCACGGTGAACTCGTCACCATCCGACATCCCGTTCACCACAACCTGAGCGAACGGAGGAGACCCCCCCGTGAGCTCTGACGACGTGATCACTACTGCCATGGCTAAGGCCTCCTCGTTGAAGCGGTACGAGCCACAGCAACGCTGCGCGACTGCTCCACAGCAACGCCCCGCATCGCACCCAGCAGCGCACCGTCAGCGTCATAGATATTGAAGACCGCAGCCCCCGACGATGCGACACCCGGCGTCTGCGAGATCCCCACATACGGGCTCGCTACCGAACGCGAAGCAAAGACCGACTGCGAAGCCGCCCCACCACCCGCGAAACCCTTCGCCGAGATCGCCTTGAAGAGCCCCAAAGCGTCACGATTATTCATCGCGTGCATCGCAGGAGAACCCCAGAACTGGTGCGCCTGCGCAGTGTGGACGAACTCACCATCAGACAAGAACGCCGCGATCGAATCCGACGTCGACGTCCCAGCGCCCCAAACCTCGCCACCACCGGCGAACGTCTGACCACCCGACCCGCCCAGCCCGGTCGCGATCCTGATCGACTTATCCCCACTCACAGCACGCAGCCCTGCCGCGATGTTCGAGATGTACTTGTACACCTCGGGGTAACCCTGCAGCGACATGTTCATCACGACATCGGTGGGGATGAGCCCCATCTGATCCGCGAGCGCCTTCGCCTGGTCGGTAGTGAGACCCATCTGTCCGGCCGCGTCGATGAATGCCTGCCGGCCAGTGGCCATGTTGTCGGCCAGGACTTGCTGTGACTGTCCGGCTTCACGGTTCGAGTCGATCAGATCCCAGGTCGAGGAGGCGATGTTGTCGAGTGCGGCTTGGTTATTGCGGCCCTGCTGGGTGTTGACGTCGAGCGTCGCGCCGTTCTCTTCGAGTGCGGCCGATATTGCGTCGATGGACTCTCGGTAGTCACGCAACGCTGAACGCTCATCGAGCACCACACCGGCAGCCTCGCGCTGCGTGTCGATCTGTTCCTTGAGTGCATCGACGAGCGACAGCACCTCGTCCGCTGCTTCTGATGCGGCTTCGGCGGACGCGTCGGTCGCCGTCGTCGTATCGTCGGTCGCGTCAGCACTCAGACGCTCCTGGCTCGCGACGCCAGCAAGCGCGTCGGTGTAGCCGGGTAGCAGCTGAGTGAGTTCCTCGACAGAGATGCCGGCCTCGTCAGCAATGCGCGCGAGCGCGTTGCTCGCCTCGGCTTCGTTACCTGACGCGACTAGGCTCGTGAGCCCCTCGTCGACAGTCTTGAAGAACTCCTCGGACTGCAGGCGTGCAGTCGACGTTGATTGCCCCAGGCTGAGAACAGACGAGAGCACGTTGTCGATCTGCTCGTTAGTGCTCGACGCCGTCAGGTTGCGGAACGCCTCATCTACCGACGCGATGTCGTTGCCGGTGAACCAATCAGCGAACCCACCCCTGTCGAACATTTTCGATATCGAGGTGTCAGCGATCTCGGCACCATCAGCAAGATCGAGGAGTGCCTCCGTGGAGACACCGGCACTCTGCTGAGTCTCGAGCCCCCACTTCTGCATCGCCGGCGCACCAACAGCCATAAACGCCATGGCAGCAGCAGCGACACCGGCACCCTTCGAAAGCTTGCCCAGGCTCGACGTGCTGGACTTGTTCGCCACAGTGTTCGCCGACGTCGTCGCAGTCGCTACCGCAGTCGCAGTGCTCAACCGGCCGATCGCCGCAGTCGACACATCGGTCGCTGCCGCGTCAGCAGCCTTGATCGGGATCGCCCTACCAGTGATGGCGTTCGAGGCCGTCTTAGCGGCCCCCCACGCCCACTCAGCACCCACTGCGATCGTGGAGGCCGTGGTCTGGATCTTCTGCCAATTCGCAGCCAGAGCGATCGCTGTCGACAGCGTCCCGATCGTAATCGCGAGCGCGGTGGCGGCCGTCTCGTGGTCACCCATCCAGGTGAGAGTGTCGAGTGCGGCAGCTGTCATCTCGAGCGCTACCGGCAAGAGGTGTTCGCCAACCTCTGCGGCCATGTTCTCAGTCGCCGCCCTGAGGGCCTTCTGCTGGTTTGCCAGACCATCCGAGGTGCGGGCGAAGTCGCCAGTGGCGCTGGCCGCGTCCCGCTGGATGACAGCGAGGGTCGCAGTGACCTTCTCCTGTGCGGTGAGTTCGGCGGCGGCCTTCTTGCCAGTGGTGGCCAGAGCCTCCTGCTCGACACGGGCCGCGCTGATGTTCGGGATGAGTAGGCGGATTGAGTCGTACTCGCCACGGGTTGCGGCAGAGATCCGGGTGAGGACGTCCTCGGTGTCTAGGTTGCGGAACGAACCGAGGTCGGCTGCGAGCTGCACGGTGCTCTGTGACATCTGTGCGGCTTGGTCGCCGGCGAACCCCAGCTGCGTGAACATGTCACCGAACGAGGATGCGGCCTGCAATGCGGCCTGCTCGGAGAGGCCCGCAGACCTGTCTGCCGTCTTGGCCCAGTCCTCCATCGCCGAGGCCTGGTCCCCGAAGATGACCGTACCCATGTTGACGGTCTCGCTCAGGTCACTCGCTGAGTCGATCGACTTCTTCGCGAAGATAGCCGCCGAGGCTGCGAGTGCCACGAACTGAGCCGTGCCCACGGTCCGCAGACCGCTGATCGCCTTCTCTTGCTTCGAGAGCTTGTCCGACATTGAGTCGAACACCTTCGAGGCGTTGTCCTTGGCCAGGATGTCGAACACGATGTTCGCGGAACGGGAAGCCATGGAGCCACCTCCTCTTGGGGGTTCGCTATCTAGTTGGGTTGCTGCGCGACGCTCGCCTCGTGGTCTTCACAGAAGACAAAGAACTGCTCGAGGGTGAGGGCCCACACATCACGCGGTGTGAGGTGATACGCGCGGGCAAAGAGCGGGAGCCGTGCCGTCACAGAGACCGACACTGACGGCTCGAGCGCTACTGCAGGCCAAGCGGCTCCGGGATCGTCGTCGTGTCCGCCGCGGCGACGGCCGGAGCGGAACCCGTCTGCGGCACCTGAGGGTCCGCCTGGGCGTCCTGCTCTGCATCGGCATACGCGTCAACGAGCGCCTGGTCGTCAACATCATCCGCAACCGGATAGAAGTCCGAGATCGGCATTCGGCACACCTGCTCCCAGGACACCTTGAACCCAGCAGCACGCAACGTCGCGAACACCGTGATCTGGCTCGTGCGAATCTCATCACTGCCCGTCAACTTCGACGGCGCACCCCGGTACGGCACACCACGACGCTCGGCCAACTGCTCAGCAGCAGCAAGCGTCGAACGATCGATCAGGCCGTGGAGGTCAGAAACCCGCCACCCCAGAGCGTCGAGGACCTCAGCGAGAGCGTCCATCGGCATCTTGAGCGGTCCCACGATAGGAACACAGGCCCCCGACCACGGGGCAGATGGGTCTGACGTGCTGAACTGATACTTCATCTCGAAGCCTCCAAAGGCTACTCAACAGGGGACGTGCGGATGAGTGCGGCCGCGTCATCAATGACGGTGTACAGCGCCTCACGGGCCTCGACGATGCCGGCCGCGGCACCGCGCTGGAAGTACTGATTACCTGCCTGCTCGATGTAGCGGCCGCTAGTCCCAGCACGGTGGCGCCACTTCTTCGAGTTCAACGCCTTATTCGCCCAGAACGGGCGCGCCGACGCGACACGCACAGAAGCCCCACGCCCCGTGCTCGGCGTCCTCACCTGCGTGGTGAGGTTCGCCGCAACACTGTCTCGCAAGCCCGTGTGATACCCACGAGCGGACGCCTGCGACTCGACCGATATGATCCGAGCCCCACCCAAAGTTTTCGCCTTAGGGCCGCTCCGGTAACCACCGCGACGGTTCGCCATCGACAACGAGTAGCGTGTCGCGGAGACCACACCACCCACTGGCTCGTTGTGCAGGATCTCCTGCTGCTTCTGGATGATCGACACACCAGCATCCCGAAGCGCGCGACGCGTATCCCTCGCGAGCTTCGGGCTGATGTTCTTCAGCTGATCGATGAGAGGCCGCAGGTTCGACTTGACGTCGAAGGGCGCCTCAGAAGAAGAGCCCGCCACGGCCGGCCCCTAGACCGCGGTGTCGGTCGACAGGTACGAGATGTAGATCGGAGACGTCGCCGCGACCAACGAATCGAGGGCCTCGAAGTTCATCGACGTGACGATCGGCTTGCCCCCGTTGTCCTGAGGCAGCGAATCGTTGAACATGATCGTGGGGATGTACACCTGCAGCATCGGGTTCGACGAGGTGCCGATCGTGGATGGGTGCGTGAAGTTCAGCAGCAACGACAGCGCCGTCTGGTTCAGCAACGCATCCCGCATCGTGGTGCCCTGCAGTTCGATGTCGAGCGAGCCCGAGACATCAGCCATGCCCCGCTCAGACTTACGTGTCCGCTTGCCTGCCCCGCCCAGGTTGTACCCATCGCCGTCGAGGTTGTTCTTGATCGTGACACTGCCGCTCTTCACGAACGCCACCGCCTCGCCCGCCGTCGTCGCCGGCGTCGTTGCCGTGGGCTTCGTAACCGTCGCGCCGATGTAGATCTCGCCACCGACGAACGTGAGAGGCTCAGCGCCCACCACATACGAAGGAGACGCATACGCCTCCGAGGTGACGACCTCGCGCGAGATCCAGTCCAGGATGATCTTGACGATCGGACCAGAGAAGTCGATCTGCAACTGCTCACACATCGACCCAGGGAACGTGTACGCATGAACGGCCCCACCCCCCACAGGAGGCAGCCCCTTCTGGATCGTGAACGACTTCGACGGACCAGTCGCCGCAGGCGTGTGAACCTGCAAGTACGCGCCAGCATCAGCCGTCACCGTGGACGACGCCGAACCAAGCGCAGCGTCAAGCCACAACCCCAGCCCCTTCGTGACAGCCTCGAGCGTGATCGACCCACCAGCGTCGACCTTCTCAAGCACCCGACCCGCAGTGCGCCGCATCCGAGAACCCGCACGCCGGCCCTCCGCCTGCGCATACGTGTTCTTGAACTGCATCGTCTCCGATACAAACTCAGGAAAGCGATCGACGGCCACGGCAGTGCCGAACGTCGTCTCTTCCTTAATGCCGATCGATGCGTCGAGTACGTTCGACATGGGTCACTCTCCCTGAGTCTGAGCCGCGAGCGCGGCGTCGGTGGTGTTGGTGTCTTCGGTGTCACCCGCGGCAAAGAGGATCGGGATGCCGTCTGCCCCCATCCCGAGGACACCATTCCCTTCGACTTCGGCGGGCTTGGTTGCGTCGATGATGTCTGACCTAGTCATACCGCTCACTACCTCGATACCGAGGTGCTCGGCGAAGGCGACCCAGTCGGCCTTAGAGGCCGACTCGGAGGGGCGCGGCAAGGTGTCGGTGTCGGCGAGGCACCAAAGGTCGGCCTGGCGCAGCAGTCGACTCGCTTGGTCTGGTGTGACCTCAACGGTCTCGCCCACTGCGACGATGCGGCCGAGCAGGGGAACGTCGAGGTCACCGATGGGTGACGTGTTCTTGATCTTGATCACGAGGGCCTCCTAGCCGGTGACGCGCGCACGCGCGATGAATGTGCCGATGAACTCCCACATGCGACCCACACCCGTAGCGGCCTGGTCGCGTCCGGGGACAGTGGTGAACGACTCCATGCGGCACCACATCACCGTGCCTCCGAGCGTCGTGTCGCCCTCAGGGCCAGTGCGTCGCACATACTCCGCGATCGCGGAGAGGTAGTTGGATGCAGCCTCGAAGGCTTCAGCGTCGGCCGACTGCTCGGCGTCAGCACCACCCGCACGGAACGCGTAGGCGTGAACGTCGCACGCGAGGTCCCAGTCTTGGATGCGTTGCGATCCCGACCTAGGGGCATCATCTGCCAGCCCGCCCTCGACGTTACCGATCACGATCATGTCCTGGCCGGCAGACTTCAAGAACGTGCGAGTCACGAGGACATGCTCAGCGCCAGCGTGTACGGCCTTCGCTGCGTCGAACAACGCGGCACGGTACGCGAGACCAGCGTCGACGGGATTCGTCGCGGCAGTCACGCTGCACCTGCTGCGCGCGGTACTGCCTGCAGCCACTCGAGGGCACGCCGCGGGATCGCGTAACCCATCGACGTGATGACGGTCTGCGTGCTGTCATCGGACCAGGGCTGGATCGACTGTCGCGTCTGCTGCCATGAATGCGCGATGATCTCGAGGCACCCCATCTGTGCCGGGATAGGCACCTGTGCGGTGCCCACGACGTAGGTGACGGTTACCTTTGCGCGGCGGCCGAGGTCAACCCACACGATGCCGGCCGGATCGTCGACGGTGTACGCCGAGGCGTCGATGTCCGAACCATCGATCGAGACTGCAGAGACCGTGATGTCACAATGCGGCAACACCACCGAGCTGGAACCGTAGGCACTCACCTCGGACCACGTCTCCTCGGTCGTGAACATGGGGCCCACGATGGACTCAACCACGGCGGACGCGGCCGCGATGTACAGCATGATCGCGTCGAACGCCGTGCCGGCCGAGTTGTTCGTCTGCTGCAGGCGCTCGATCGCACGCTCCCGCGATACCAGATAACGGGGCGCGCTCGGCCACACGTCAAGGATGTCGACGAACGTGTCATCGCCCGCAACCCACCGCAACACGTGCCGTCCAGGCAGCACCGGGATAAACACCGCGGTATGCGCAGCCCCCGCGTCAGTCACCGTAGGAGCCACAGCGAGCGCGGTGCCATCAGGTTGGGTGACCGTGAGTGACGCTGCAGAAGAGTCTGCGCTCGTCCACACGGCCGACGCCTTCGCGTCGACATAGTTCACAGCGTCACTCACGGTTCACCTCCTACTTCGTCGCGGTTGCGGCGGATCCGGCGTCGCCGGCCTTCTCAGCGGCAGCCTTCGCGTCCGCCTCGGCCTTCTCAGCGGCAGCCTTCGCGTCCGCCTCGACAGATGACCCGCCGTAATGCTTGATCTGGGCGTCGACCTGCTTGACTCGCCCGTCGAGACCGCGGCGCACGTAACCCTCGCGCTCGACCCTGAGTGCTTCGATGAGGCGCTGGTTCGGGTTTTGGCCGGCAGACTCGGCGTCTGCCTTGCGGGCCGACGCTGCGTCGTCCCTGTTGGTTGTTCGTGCCATGGGAGAGAGTCCCTTCGAGAGAGGTGCTGAGGGGGGACGGTGAGGGCCCTAGGGGGCCCCCACCGCGATCCCGACTAGAAGGTCGGGGTAACGAGGCCTGTGCCGTCGATCGCCTGCACAGCGCCCGCGTAGCGGTTGAAGCAGGTCGCGGCGTAGCCGTAGACCACGAGGTCGACGAGCAGCTTCTTCGCCTGGGCCTGCTCGGCCTTGATCAGGAGAGGCTGCGACTCGTCGAGCCACACGTGACCCTCGTTCTTGTCGAGCACGTACACACGGTCCTGATTGGTGCCAACACCGAGGTTCGTGACGATGTTGTTGTCCACGATGACCGGGTCATCCGAAGGCAGGTACCCGCGGATGCCGGGACCGTAGCCGGCACCCGTCGCGGATCCCATACCGTTCTGACCGGACATGCGCCCGGAGATGAGTGGGAACGTGGACTGGAACTGGTTCTGCAACCAACGCCACCGCGTGTTGTACATGAGCACGAGCAGCTCGGATCCCTGGTCGAGCTTGGCCGTCTCAACGGCGGCCGCAGCCTGCAGGATCTTCGCGTACAGCTCGAGCCCGGTCGGGGATGCGTCGGTGTACGTCAGCGCGGTCGCGTTCGCGTTCAGACCGGTCGACGCGCGGTTGATCGCCTTGTTGTCCATGTCCGAGTAGTACGAACGGACGAGGTCCTCGATCGTCACATCGAGAGCACCAGGTGCACGCTCGATCAGCTGACGAGACACGCTCTCGGAACCCGCGACCGTATAGATCGGGATCGAGATCAGCGTGTCGTCGATGTCAGTCTCAGAGACCGTGGCTCCCTCGCTCGACTGCTCGTCGGCCGAGGTGCCCGTGGTGACCTTCGACAGGTACGCCGTCATGCCCGATTCGGGCAGCGGGTGCTTGCGCAGGTTCTCGACCAGGTTCGCACCCTTCTTCGCGTTCGGTGCGAAGTCGTCCACGAGGTACGCCGGAACGGCCCAGCCAGACATGCCGGAGGACGAGACGATGCGCTCGTGCACCGGGTTGCCGGCAGCCTTGCGCTGGTCGAACTCCTGGTCGGTGTGGCGGCTCAGACGCTCGCGCGCCTTGGTGCTGCCGAGGAACGACGCGGCGACATCCCGAAGGAACGCCTCGCCCTTCTTGTCTGCGTCCTGACGGTAGACGGCCTCCTCGCGGCC